AACGTCAAGCTCTGCCTGTACTACCTCAACCGGCACGAAACCATAAACGGTTTCGGTGTAGTCGCTAGTACCGCACAGCTCTGCATAGTTGCGTAGCTCTGCTGTCTTTGGTGTAGTGGTAGGAAAGCCACATTCTACCGTAACAGGTACGCCGTCCGTGTTACGTTGGCAGTAGCTACCACTGTGAGCCTGTACGCTAATGTTAAAGCCATCGTTGCAAGTGATTCTAGGATTGTGATTGTACATAATAAACCTTTTCTAGTGTAGTGTAGTTGTGTTGGCCATTGTTATTCTCTTAGGCTTGAGTGGTTATTGTTATAGTGTTAAACCTTCACTCAGGAATAGCTAATAGCTACCCATCTACTCGTTAGCTGTACCGTACTTGTCAAAGTATCGAGCCATCGCATCCATCTTGGATTGTGGCACTTCTGTAACGCTGATAGTCTCAACGTCGTTGTAGTGGTGGTTAAACCGGAAACGTGTTTCACCGTGTTCATTGGTGAATAACTGATCTTGTCCAACAGTGCAGAACGTGGTTTCACGTCCGGTAGTTGGGTCGATTGCAAGAACGTCAAAGTGTTTTTTAGTAGTCATGTTGTCCCTTTCAAGAACGTGTTGTGTTTGTTATATTATTATTATCGTCTATAGGTGTGACACGTTAGGTCACTCGGATACACTTAATTCTTTTTTTTCTTCATTTTCTTGCTCTTTATCCATCAGCACCATAACGTCGATGAGAGCATACTTAACAGCTTTCGACGCTTTAGCTTCTTCGAGCTTAAAGTAAATGTCCCAGATTTCTGATTTGATTTGTTTGTTAGTTGGCATCTTATATCCTTTTGTGTTAACTTCTTATGCTTTAAGTATATCATATATATCGGCATTTGTCAAGCCTAATCTTTAACTATTTATGATATTTTGTAAAGTTTTTTTCCTGTCCCATAATCGCTGTAGTTCATTGAATACGCAGTTCTTATTGAACTGTCCAAGTTCGTTAGCGTGTGCAACAACCATCTTTTCGATGTTGCGGTTTAGTTTGAACAGCTCTAGTTTAGCTTCGTTGCGTGTCATGTTGTGTTCCTTTCAAGAACGTTGTTTGATTGTTATGTCTTAAGTATACTATAGTTATCGGCTTTTGTCAATAGTAATCTTTAATTATTCTTAAAGTTTTTTTATTTTATTTGACGTTGCCGGTTGTTGTGTTGTTGTTTGTTATATCTCTATTATACATATATCGGCAGATTTGTCAATAGCCTTTAGGGTAAAATCCTATTTTTTTATGAAGTTTTTTTATGCGGGGGGTTTTTTGTTCAGTCTGAAAGTCATCTTTCCCGCGCCAAAATGCCGGGGTGGTTCAAACACAATTCAACCAAAATATTTCAATATGTCTTACCTAAATAGATCCGACTAGCCCCCTAAAGTCGCCCAAGTTTCGCAATGAACCCGTCTTTTGTGTGCATATCGCCGTTTTTGGTGTATAATACTATGACAGAACTAATTTTTTATAGTAGGAGTATAAAATGGGTCGCAACAAAAAGAAAAAAGCGCAAAACATACAAACAAAGCTTCTAGCTAGAAGCACAGCCCAGCTAGAGAAAGCCCTTGAAGGTTTTATGGATATACCAGACCCAGAACAAGCAAAACCATTTGACCCAGAGGACTGGGCAGGTGATTCTCCAGAACATATTATAAATGGAACACCCTACAAGGATTTAGTAGGAGAGGAAAAAGAAGAGGATGAAAATACCGAATAACTTAACAGAAGACCAAGTAGTAGAAGTAATTACGAGAGTAGCTAGAAAACTCGCCCCTAAATTTGTCTTTGCCTCATATGATGCGGACGACATAGAACAAGAAGCATTTTTGATGGGTATTGAGGGACTAAAAAGATATGACTCATCAAAACCTCTTGAAAACTTCATGTACGCACACATTAATAATCGCCTAAAGAATTTTAAACGAGATAACTATTACAGGTTTGATTATGGAAACGCACAGAAGATACAAGAACGTAAAAAGAGTATTCTTGAACCAATGGACATTGCCGCACTATACTCAGTGTCTACAGAAGATGAAACCATAAGCAATGCCCACATAGCTGAGATGTTAGACCTCATAGACAGAAAACTCCCATCTGAATTACGTGGTGACTACCTAAGACTACAAACAAACTCTTCTTTGCCAAAAGGCCGTAAGGCTATAGTCATTGAAGCGATTGAAAAAATAATTAATGGAGATTATGATGAAGAAGGGTAGACTATCAAAAGAAGACATGTCCTTTATCGAGGCGAATGCCGAGGTTCTTTCTCCAGAAGCCATCGCACAAGAGCTAGATAGAGATCCAGATTCGATACGGGATTGGATCAAAAGAAATGTGGGCTTTTCTCCAAAGCAAAAAAAAGAGGCTGCTGTTGCAAATGAGCTTAAAGCTAAACCATACTACAGAGAGCTATCTAATCAGTTTTCTTCTGAAGAGTTAGAAATGTTCGAGTTTCATTTCAAGAAAATGTGGAGTCAATTTAAGGACGATGTGTTTCATACAGAAGAAATGCAGATAATTGATACCATCAAACTAGAAATACTTATGAACCGTATACTCAAAAGTCAGCATGAGAATCAGCAAGAAATAATATTGGCTGAAAGATTGGTGCGAGAAGAGAAAAGTGTTGACAAGGATCAACGCGATATGGATATGGTTGTTAACCTAGAGCGTCAGGTGGCGATTCTACGAGCTTCGCAGGAAACCCTATCAAAAGACTACAAAGACCTCCAAGCACGCAAGGCGACAATGCTGAAGGATCTCAAGGGCACCAGAGAGCAGCGAGTCAAAGCAATCGAAGATTCAAAACTTACTTTCGCTTCACTGGTGAAGAAAATTGCAACCGATCCTCAATACCGAAACGACATCGGCATCGAAATGGAAAAAATGAGACTAGCGATGGAAAAAGAGAAAGAACGATTATCAGAATACATGTCCTTCAACGACGGACAAGTGGATCAACCATTTTTAACAGCGGAAACGGCAAAGGAATAAAATGAAGGCTATTATATTTGGAATAACAGGACAAGACGGGAGTTACCTAGCGGAACTTTTACTAAGCAAGGGCTACGATGTAGTTGGAGTGACCAGAAGAGTTAGTGTGGACACCCTACAAAGAATTGAGCATATCTTGCCCCAAATTAAGATTGTCGAAGGCGATATCACGGACGCTTTCAACGTATCGAATGTAATAAAAGAATATGAGCCAGATGAGGTATATAACCTTGCTGCACAATCACACGTTGGTACATCTTTTAGTCAGCCATCCCTAACTTGGGATATTACCGGAGCGGGATGTCTAAACATACTAGAAGGAATAAGGTATTCTGGCAGAAAAGAAGATATAAAATTTTATCAAGCCAGCTCCAGTGAAATGTTTGGTAAAAATTATACCACAAGCGGTTATAAAACGTATCAAGACGAAGAAACACCCTTTGCCCCGCAAAGTCCATACGCTATAGCAAAGTTGGCCGCTCACCACCTAGTAAGAAACTACAGAGACTCTTATGAGATTTTTGGATGTAGTGGAATTTTGTTTAATCACGAAAGTGAACGAAGAGGCGATAAGTTTGTAACACGAAAAATAACTAAGTGGATAGCTGATTTCTATAACTGGTGCGAATTCCAAGGGTTGGATCAAGACCCTAGACATTTTACATATGACGAGGATTTTATCCATTCAAGAAGAGAATCATTTCCTAAGCTTAGACTTGGTAACCTAGATGCAAAACGCGACTGGGGTCATGCAGAAGATTATGTGCGGGCGATGTGGCTAATGCTACAAGAAGACATCCCAGATGATTACGTAGTCGCAACTGGCAACACTTATTCTGTAAGAGAGTTTTTACAAATAGCATTTGGCCATATACATGTTAATGACTGGGAGGATTATGTCGTAATTGATCCAGAGTTTTATCGTCCCGCAGAAGTGGACTATTTATTAGGGGTTCCCGCGAAAGCAAAAAGGGTTTTAGGCTGGGAGCCCGAAATTTCGTTTAAGCAATTAGTACAAAGAATGGTGGAGAGCGATATTAATGAGACGCAACTACGACGATCCGGCCTACAAGGAGTTTAGGCTAAAGGTACTTAAAAGAGATAATTTTACATGTCAAGTGTGTAAAAAAAAGGGAAAAAGAGTAAGGCTTAACGTCCACCACATTATGAAGTGGTCATCGGCAGCCTCCTTGAGATATGATGTCGATAACGGAATAACTTTGTGTAAAAAATGCCACGATGATGTAAAGGGAAAAGAAAGTCATTATATTACATATTTTTTAGAATTAATTAAGAAGGGCTAAACAATGTTTAAAAAACCAGAAGAACCACAAAAGCTACACTCCGATCCACTAACCTCGGCTACAGACAAAATAGAATCAGTTTCAAGCGGACAAACATTAAGCATTGATATTGATGGTGTTTCTTTTAATGAGCTTTATGGCAAATATACCGCAAGAAGAAAAGCCGGAGAGTTGGTTTTTTCATTTGATTCTGACAATCAGGTCATGACGGTTTCTTGTCCGGCAAGCGATCCAGAACCGGCTCCTGAGCCAGAAGCAGCTCCTGAGCCAGAACCAGAAGAAGATCAGGAATAGCCCGCAATGGATGGTTATACAGTTATAAAGGACACGCGAGAGCAGGATGGCTGGACATTTTCACCTTACGATATGTGTAAGGGTATGGAAATTGACACACTTCACACCGGCGATTATACAATCAAGGGATTTGAAGACGTTGTGTGTATTGAAAGAAAGGCGTGTACTTCTGAAATAGCCATGAATCTAGGTCGCAAAAAGAAGCCGTTTCAAGCAGAAATGGAAAGAATGAAAGATTACAGTTTTTCGTTTATCATTTGCGAATTTGACATGGACGACCTCTTGAAGTACCCAGAAGGGTCTAGAGTTCCTAAAAGCGCTAGATCAAAGGTGCGTGTTACTGGGAAGTATTTACTTAAATGCCTACTGGAATTTGAAATTTGGTATGATACCAAGATTATATTCTGTGGCAATAAAAATAATGCGTTTTTAGTATGTAACAGTCTTTTTAAAAGGCTCAATGAACTTTTTCACAAGAGGGACAAAGATGGCGGGAGGCAAGAAATTACCTGATAAAGTTTATGTTCTTGGTCACGAGTATGAAGTACAGGAAATGTCAGAAACGCTTTTCAAAGAAAGAGAGGCGTATGGCGATTGTTGTAACGAGCAAAAAAGAATAAGAGTATATTGTGGCGTTACAAACTCTGTGCAAAGGGACACACTTTTACACGAGATTCTACATGCGGCTTGGTCTTTGTTGTATATACAGCAAACAGAAGGAGAAGAAAAGATTGTTTCTAGACTAGCCACGCTTCTCATAGGGCTTTTTGATGACCCTAGAAACCTAAAGGTTAAAAACTTTATTTTGGGCAAAGGAACTAAAGGAAAAGATGACCAATAATACAAGCAAAATAGAAAACGCTTGGCTTGGCATAGATGTTGATGAATCCGAGTTATTCAACCCTATGGAGTTTATAATAAACGGAGCCAACAGAGACGACCTTTTAGAGCGTATTGCTTGGCTTATGGTTAGGCCAGAATACTTTTCGTTTGTCTGTAAGTATATACTAAATATCGAACTCCTTCCATTTCAATCACTTCTTCTTTATGAGATGTGGAACAGGAAGTTTCCAATGCTAATTGGCTCTCGTGGTATGGGAAAATCTTTTATACTTTCCGTATACCCACTTCTCAGAGCACTATTCATGCCCAGAAGAAAAATTGTTGTTGTCGGTGCGGCATTTAGACAGTCTAAGGTGTTGTTTGAATATATGGACACCATCTGGAAAAACGCGCCCATCCTTAGAGATTTGTGCGGCACAAATAGCGGTCCCAGAAGAGATGTGGACAGATGCGTAATGCACATAAATCAAAGCACTATCACATGCTTACCTCTTGGTGACGGTTCTAAGATTAGAGGTCAACGAGCTAATGATATTATCGCTGATGAATTTGCGTCGATTCCCAGAGACATATTTGAAAACGTTGTTGCTGGTTTTGCCGCTGTTGCAGCATCACCATCAGAAAAGGTTAAAAGTAAAGCCAAGGCAAAAAAAGCAAAAGAACTCGGTATAGACATTGAAGCTAAACAAAGCCTAATAACTGAAAAATCAAACCAGATTATACTTTCCGGAACCGCGTATTACGACTTTAATCATTTTGCAGACTACTGGAAAAGATACAGAGATATAGTCAACAGCAGGGGAAACATAACGAAACTACAAGAGGTTTTTGGATCAGAGGTTCCCTCAGAGTTTGATTGGACAGAATATTCCGTAATAAG